GAAGAACGCAGTCAAGAGAGGATGGATCACAGATGAAGAAATGCAGGAGATCATCGCCTCAAAGAAAGAGCCAGAGGTTCCAGTGTCTACACCGGAATCCAGATAACACCTGCAGAAGGACATACGAGCCATGCACGGAAAGCTGCCGGTACTTCGGTACCTGCGGCGAGTGCGTGGCTTATTTTATTCCGGCAGGCCAGCAGCCATGCAGAAGCTGCAACAAATTAAATGCAGGAGGGAGGTAGGAACCAATGGACATGACAACAATCGTCGTGGCCGCCAGCATTCCGTCCGCGTTCACAGGCTTCTGTTTCTGGCTCATCGAGCAGAATCTCAAGAAGCGCGCGGACAATGAAAAAGAGGAACGCGAGGAGCGCCAGAAACAGCTGGACGAACGCGAACAGATCAGAGAGAAGAATGAGCTCTGCATCATCAATAGCGTGAACGCAGCCATAGCGCTCGGAGAGGCCACAGCCAGAGCCGTGCAGAGAATCCCGGATGCACACTGCAATGGAGACATGCACGCAGCCCTGGACTACGCTCAGAAGGTCAAGCACGAACAAAAGAACTTTCTGAACGAGCAAGCACTGAAACATATCATCGAGGAAGGAGAACAAACATCATGAAAAACATCGACTGGAAAAGAAAACTGACAAGCAGAAAACTCTGGACAGCAGTGGCATCATTCGTATCAATGATGATCGTAGCCACAGGAGGCGCAGAGAACACAGCCACACAGGTAACGGCACTCATCATGGCCGGAGCATCCGTCGTGGCATACATCATCGGAGAAGGACTCACCGACTCCGCAAACATTGGATCCGACGATTCAGAGGAATAAGAAGCACAAAGCACCCAGGGCGGCCACCAGGCTGCCCTTTTTTATTTAGGAGGTATGCAAGATGGCAATCACAGAGAAACAGCAGAGATTCATCGAAGACATAGCAAAGCACGTGCAGAAGTACGCGAAAGCATACGGAATCCTGATACACAGTCCCATCATCGCCCAGGCAATCCTGGAATCCGGATGGGGAGAGAGCAAGCTGGCATCCAAGTATCATAACTACTTCGGAATGAAATGCGGGACAACCTGGAAGGGCAAGAGCGTGAACATGGAGACGAAGGAGGAATATACGCCAGGGACTCTGACAACGATCAAGGACAATTTCAGAGTATACGACAGCATGGAGGAAGGCGTAAAGGGTTACTTCGAATTTATTCAGAAGCCGAGGTACAAAAATCTGAAAGGTGTTACAGCTCCAAAGAAATACCTTCAGCTTATCAAGGCAGATGGATATGCGACTGATAGCAGCTACGTCGAGAGCACATACCGACTGGTTACACAGTACGAACTCACAGAGTACGACGCGGAAGGAGGAACCAACATGAAAATCAACATCATCAAGCAGACCGGGACGCACGGCCTGTATTCAACCGGCAGAGGGAAAGATAAGTACCTGGTATACCATTACACAGCCGGAGTAACGAGCAAAAAAGGATCGGCCAGAGCGACAGCGTCCTGGTTTGCAAATCCAAAAGCTGGAGGAACTGCGGACTTCATCGTAGACGATGAGGAAATCGTACAGTACAATCCGGATCCGGAGAAATATTCCTGCTGGGCCGTCGGCGGCAGCGCATACGGAAACAAGGGCGGCAAGCTCCATGGAGTCGCTACGAACCACAACTGCATATCTATCGAGATCTGCAGCACCAATAAGACCGGCCGCGTGACAAACCCGAACGACGATAACTGGTACTTCACAGACGCTGCGCTCGCCAATGCAGCCAAGCTGGGACGATACCTCATGGAAGTATACGGAATCCCTGCTAGCAGAGTAATCCGTCACTATGACGTTACCGGCAAGCTCTGCCCCGGCATTAAAGGATGGAACCTGGAGAACGGATCCGATGATAAGAAGTGGCAGACGTTCAAGGCGCAGCTGTCTGCAGAAGCAGAGGATAACACACCGGCACCTGCTCCAGCACCAGCTCCGTCCGGAGCAACGACAGTCAACTATGCGTATAAGGTCACGGTCTCAGATTTGAACATTAGAAAAGGACCAGGCACAAACTATGACTCGGCTGGATACACCGGCAAGGGAGTATTCACAATCGTGGCAGAAAAGGGCGGCTGGGGCAAGCTCAAATCCGGAGCAGGCTGGATCAGCCTCAACAGCAAATATGGCCACAAGGTAAGTAGTGGATCCACCGCACCTGCTGCAGCTCCATCAAAGCTGAAATGGACCGTCACGATTTCAGATCTGCGCATCAGAAAAGGACCAGGCACAAACTATGACTGGACCGGAGCGTACACCGGCAAGGGAACATTCACGATCGTAGAGAAGAAAAATGGATGGGGAAGATTAAAGTCCGGAGCAGGCTGGATCAGCCTCAACACAGCATACGGACACAAAGCATGATCCCGACATCAATGTCGGAAACATAGACAGAAGCCAGGGAGGTCAAGCCTCTCTGGCTTCTTTTTTGATGGCCTCAGCATCGGCCAGGAAGAATATATCCCACACGTCCTGTGGGGAGAGTTGATACCGGACCGCGATCCGGACTATGTGCTTGCGCTGGAATGGCTGCCGCCCGTTCCAAATCGTCGAGAAATTGGATGCAGTCATACCCAGGAAGACCGCAAGCGCCTTATTTGTATCGCCATGATCATTCATGGCCTGTTTCAATTTTTCTTTGTCAAACATTTTGATTCATTCCTTTCTGAAAGGATTACCGTGGAGCGCTTCGATTAAGCTGCGCGGGGAAGCTGCAGAAAACCCAGGATAGAATTTATACAATCATAGGCGACGCCTTTCTGGCCGGTGGCCGGGTGCAAGGTTTACGAGGACGTCCAGCGGGGCTGCTAGACCTTCAGGCTTTCACATTAAAAACCAGGGAAACTTGTCGAACATCAATCCACGGTATCCGTCGCGCTTCTTCCTGCAGGGCTTCGGACCTGCCATCGGCGGTTTAATACCGGAGGCCTAAGCCTCCGCGCTTTTCAATCTGAACACGCTGTAGAGATAAGCTCCTGAATCATCAGAAACGATATCGACATTTGTTAATTTTTCAAGAGCTGATGACATCGGAGTGCCATACGTTCCACGTTCCCAAAGACCGGAACGCTCTGCCATGCTCCAAAAACAACCAGTCTCGATGCCGCCGTTTTCAAAAGGAACGTGCTTCTTGAATACAGATTTTATAAAATTTTCACACCACTCGATTTTTACATTTTTCATTTTTTACGCCTCCTCGCGATAAATTTCTTTGAAATCTTCAACAACGATCGTCCGCTCGGTTCCACCGAGAACCAGCTCGACCTGAACATAATCGCCATCATCATCACAGGATACCGTGATGCTTTCACGGTTGGATTCCAAAACCTCGAATCCGTAATGCTTCAGATCCTGGAACAGATCCTCCATGCTTCCATACCAATCATTCATAATTCCACAAAGTAAAGATTGTTCATACATAGCCAAGACCTCCGATTCGTTTATTTGCTTTCCTTTAGGTTGTCTGTATATTAGCTCTGGTGCCGCTACTATTCAAGTTATTTATAACCGTAATTTGCACAAAGATCTCGGCCGGTTTTTGGTGGTAATTATGACATTTCAACCAGGAATTCATTCGCAAGCGCGCGCACATATTCAACGCTCGCTGAACGATCAACGATCACCTCTTCCGGACCGAGATATTGATACAAAATATCGCAGTCCGGACACCAGAGAAGCGGCACACGACGATTACCACACACCGTCGCAAACTCAAGATCATGCCTGCAGTGCTTGCACTGCAGGAGCGTTTTAATTTTACAAGCCACGCTGAATCACCTCCTTTATTTTACATTCACTTTTTTATATTGCGGGCGGAACCCCACCATTATGAAATAGTGAGGTTTAGAGCGTAATAAAAAGCCGCTCCCCGTCCCAAGTACACTCCTGAATCACAGCGCGAGCGATCGCGTTTTTTTCTTTGTCGTCGAAGCCTTCTAAGCCATGAATCAGCTTCGCAATTTCCACAGCTGTGGCCTTGGCATCTTTCGCACTGGCAGCAGCCCGGTGGCTTTCCATCTCGGCCAGCGAGGCTTCACGCTTCAGAGCCCCCAGCTCAACGTCCAGGCGTTCCATTTCCGCGATGATATACTTTGATGCAGCGGAATCCTCGGCCAGAGCTAACGATGCAGCTAGGCGGCCGATTTTACGCTCACAGGCAGACACGCGAGCCTGCGCAGCCTTCAGATCAGGAACATCGGCCGGAGCTTCCGCTTTGACGAATTTCTGAATCAAGGCAGGATCCGCAGTGATGCCACGGAACAGCTCCAGGACTTCCTCATCCAGCAGATCGCATTTGATCTGCCCCATGTCGCAGGCATCCACACCCTGCCTCATTCGCTTTCTGCAGTAGTACCAGGAAGAACAGGTACCGTCGACCTTTTTCTTTCTGGAGACCTGCATCAGGTTTCCGCACTTGCACCGGAGCACGCCCTTCAGGAGAGGCACCGGCCACTTTGCATCCTTGATGCATTTATTCTGAGTAAACCGGGACTGCACCGCGAGCCATTTTTCGGCTGGCATGAAGGGCTTGTGCTTTCCAAGGCACACGGTCCACTTCTCCGGCGGCTGCGCCTGGTGCTTTTTGTTTTTCTCGGTTGACCGGCCATAGATGATCACACCGACAGATCCGTCCCACATTTCACGCGGGGAGCCCGGATCCATGATGCAGCCCTTCGCGGCATAGAAGTCGTACACTTCCGGAGTCGCCTCGACACAATACGGCATGGTCAGCATTTTATGCAGCTGCGTGGTCGAGAAGAACTTCCCGCTCTGCGTCCGGATGCCCTGATTTTTGAATCGCGTCTCCATCCCCTGCAGGCTGCAGTTATAAGCCAGGAAGGTATCGAAGATCTGCGTCACATAGCGAGCCCCGTCCGGATCCACCTCGATGGAGCAGTGCTTCTTCCCATTCACAACAATATGCTTCCTGACGTAGCCAACCGGAGGATTGCCGCCGGTCCAGTATCCCTTTTTAGCAAGGCCCAGCATATTATCCGTAACACGGGCCGCGATGGTTTCACGTTCCATTTGAGCAAAGACCACCGTGACATACATCATAGCGCGCCCGATCGGCGTCGTGGTGTCGATATTTTCCTTTATGGAGATGAACATCACGCCATGCTCCTCCAGGAGCGCGTAAATGTTCGCAAAGTCCCGGACGTCCCTGGAAAGACGATCCAGCTGATAGACCACCAGGACATCGCAGAAGCCACCCTTTATAAAAGACAGCATGCGCTGCAGATCCGGCCGGGACGTATTCGCACCAGTGAAGTCTTCATCAGAGAACTGCTGCCAGGAATCCACCTGGCCGGAAAACTTCGACTCGCAGTATTCCCGGTTCATCCGGAACTGGTTATCGATTGAATCTGATTTATCAGAAAATACGGATTTTCGTCCGTAGGAAAAGAACCTCATCGTCTCACCTCCCAAAAAAGAGTATAAAAAATAAACCCTTGCGGATTTATCGGAAACGCTGTAAAATTTATTCGTAGAGTTTACAGCTTCCGCAAGGAAGAACAGGTCGCCTGGTGTTCGCAGCACCGGGCGATTTTTTTATTTACAATTCTTAATCAGAACCCGTAATCCGGGAAAACTTTCCACTAATTCATCTTCCAGATCTGACAGAGTCAGCCAGGAAGATAAAAGCAATTTGTTATCGATTAAAAATTGAAGTATTGGCCGCGGCAGGCCCCGGTCTGGAAGCAGCGGCTTCTCGTCAAGAGCGTGCTGGATCAGAGCTGACGCATCAGCGCGATACATCCCATCAAGCATCGGAACTCCTAACTTTTTCATAAGCTCAAGCTGAGCCTCCGTAACTTCTGGCATTTCCAACTCATGAGTAAACGGAGGAAGTAAGCCTGTACGCGCTTCTACATCGGAGATCGCCTCCCAGGATCCACAAAGAACGCGCCTCGTGTTGCGCCTTCTGGTTCCTGGGTTTTTTCCGGTTATTTTATACCGAAGGATGCGATCACCCGGCAGCTTCACGATTGGAGCCGCAGGTTCGGCTTCGGCTTGCCGCGAGAAAATTCTGCTGAAGAATCCCACGACTACGCCTCCTTTTTACCTGCCCCTTCGTCGTTTCCACCACTGGAGAGAGACGATTCTGCCGCCGCTTTTTTCTGAAGTTCAAGCTGCTGCCGGTACGCTTCGACTTCCGCATCGATGTCGATATCAGGAACCGAAGATCCAGGAGCGGCGTCGGCGG